GAGCAAACATCATCAAGTCTCTAGGAAGTTTACGTTGAATAGTCATATCAACATTATTAGCTCCCATTTCTGTATTTAATCTCTGTAAAGCAGATTGATAAGCAGCTGTTGCTGCATCTAATTCTTCTTGTGTCTCAGCATTTAATACAGCATTTTGAAGTCTAATTAGCTCATCTTGTTCTTGACCTTGTTCTAAAACTTCTTTAGCAGTAACTGGAGTAGTATCTGTAGCTAAATCCATATTTAGATTATTAAGTACTCTAGTATCAGTGACATTAGGGACTATTCCGTATTTAGCTTCTTCTGCAGTAAGAAAAGTATTAAAATCTGATGGATCTTTATAGCCATCATTCCTAGTTACATTTGGTGCAATAGGTATTATAGGTGTAGTATTACCTGTTGGCATATACTTATTTTCCTCAGTTGCTAAAAATTCTGCTAAATACTCATCTTCAGGATTTGCAAAATACTGTTGTGTTGGCGGTGGATCTCCTAACATACCTCCTTCAGCCATTAAACGTCCTCCGTATTTTTCAATATGATCTAATGGTTCATACATTTGTTGACCTAAATGTTGTCCCATTCCTAACATATTAAATGCTGCAGGATCATAAGATGCTAAAGACTCGTTATACATTTGTCCACCATTTTCATGTTTCCATCCCGCAGCATTTTTTGCAAAATTTGCTTGACGTCTTGTTGATGGATCATAAATTCCTTCTTTTGCACTTAGCACTTTATTAGCAAATTCTTGAACTCCCATACTTGCAGCATTTGCTTTAGCAGTAAACTTTCCTTTATTTGCAGGATTAATATTAATACTTCCTCCTGCTGCATAAAGATTAGTTAATGGTTGTCCTTGTGGACCAGCATTATCTTTATAAGTAGGATAATTAGCTTTATATCTATGTTGAGGAACTAAGTATCCTCCTTGATTCATATAATTAGAATTCATCACTGCTCCTAATTGAGAAGAATAAGTAGGTGTATTATCTTCAGAAATTCCTAATTCTTTTCTTTTTTGGTCTTCTAAATACTCTACATATTTGTCTCCTGTAAAGTCTGTCCAACCTCCTTCGTAAGAACTGCGAGTAGTGATAGCTTTAAAAGGATTAAATAAACTTCCTAATACAGCTCCTGCTTTTGCAGTATTTTCATTTTGCAATTCTCCTTCGTCATTGTATTTTTCAAATACATTTTCTTTTAATTGTCCACCTACCATATCGCCTACTCCAATTAATCCTCCTACAACTGGATTAATTGCTGATGCTATGCCTACACCTGTATTATAAGCAGCATCTGCTTTTTGTTCTGCAGTAGCATTTTTATCAGCAAATGTCATTCCTGCATTAACACCTTGAGCAGCTAAACCTGCGTACTGTCCAATTTGTCCTGTAATTTTAGATGCTTTTTCTGCAGCAGTTGGCTCTGATCCTTTTGATAATGCAGATAAAGAAGATGCTATTCCTGGAGTAGGAGTACTAGCTAAGTAAGAACCTTGTGCAAGTCTAGCTTTTTCTTCTGCAGTTAAGCCGCCTCCGCCTTCAAACATTCTACCTCCGTAGTTGTACATATTACCACCATAGTTATACATACTACCTCCCATATTGTACATCTGTCCACCGAAGTTGTACATCTTTCCTCCGCACTTATACATATGGCCACCATAAGCCATAACTGGCATACCTGCTTGAGCTTCTGGCATTTGTGCTAACATTTCTGGTGGAATTTGATTAGAATCAACAGGTTGTCCTGTTTCATCCATCATTACTTCTTGCTCAGTCATTTCACCTGGCATACCTTGTCCCATTTCCATTGGTTGATAAGACTGCATACCTTGCATCATTTGATTGTATAAATCAGGTGCTAATGATTGTAACTCTTGAAGTAGGTCATCTACTTGTTCTTGCTTATAAAATTCTTGTGCCGCCATTAAATTATCTAGGTCACGTTTTATTGCATTCTCTTCTATAGTATCATTTTCTCTACGAGAAGTAGGACGATTAAGAGTTTTAGAAGCGTCGGCAAAAGTTTTACCTATTAAGTTTTTAGATAAACCAAAAGCATTAACAGTTTCTTTATCAACTTTTAAACTATCTGAAAAGATATAATCTTCAGAGTTTAGTTTAGTCTCTCCTTGTTCTACTAAGTTTACTTGTCCGTTAGGAGCCATTCCTTGTGGAATTCCTCCAATAGGATTTTGTTCGTGAGTACCGCCAGCATTAAACTCTGTAAGTTGTGCCATAGGCCCACCGTCAGCAAAAGAGTTTGCTTTAATTTTTGCTTGTACATTAGTAGGTAGTGCTTTAAAACCTGGATTATTAAAGCTTCCTCCGTATTTAAAAGATGGATTTTGCATAGTTTCAAATTGTGATGTATTTCCCATTTCTCCTGTAGGAGTTGGTAAAAAAGGTTTATTATAATATTGCATAGATTCTTCTGGAGAAGTAAATAGCTTATTTGTATTAGGGTAGCTTCCTGGTAAATAACCAATAGGCGCTCCTCCTTCTTTAATACGAGAATCAAACTCTGGTTTATTTAAATATAAACCTGGAGTAGTAATTCCTGTAAAAGAATCAAATATAGAAGATTTAGCTACCTCTTCTCCTATATTTTTTGCTACAGCTCCTGCTTTTTTAGCAGCAGCTCCAATAGGATAACTAGCAAATAATTCTGCATTAATATAAGGTTGTGTGTTCATTCCTCGTACATCAGTATCAGAATCTGTATGTACTATTGCTTGAGAAGCCATTCTTTCTGGATGTGCATAAACAGATTTTCCTGTAGATATATCAAATAAAGCACTTGCTCTACCTCCTATATTTAATCCTGTTAAAGGCCCTTTTCCTAAAGTATAATCTAATTGTCCTGAAACTTTAGGCCCCATTCTTCCAGCAGCCCCTTCTCCACCTTTAACTCTTTGTTCATAATTTTCAATAACTTCTCCAGAATTTAATTCTTCTAAGCTAACAGTAGGAGCATAAGTTCTTATTACACTATATGGAGCTTTTGTTTGAATAGTAAAAGGAAAACTTCCTCCTACATATCCATGTAATTTTCCTCTAGATTTTCCTGGGTCTTTTTTATTAAAGTGCACTTTAACTCCAGGTTCTGCTCCTGCATAAAATCCTCTATTTTGGCTATAACCTAATATAGCGTCTGCAAAAGCTTCTCCTCCTGGACCATACTCAGCATTAGTATCTCCTAATTTACTAGCTAAACCTACACGACCTTCAATACCTATTTCTTTTGGACGAATTCCTCTAGTAAATTTTTCATAAGGAGCATTTGGAACTCCTATTTCTCTAGCATATTCTCCTTCTAATTCAAATCTAGAAGGATCTTTTGCATATGCAGCAGCATTATCTGTATAGTCTTGATAAAACTTTAAAGATGCAGGAACTACAAGTCTATTGTTTTCTGCAGTAGATCTATTTAAATTAGGTTTTGTTAAACTTACATTATAACCTAAAGAATTAATATAATCGCTATAGTTATAACTTGCAGGAGAATATTCTAATCTAAGTGCATTAGGATTTTTAATTTCTTTATAACCAGCACTTTTGATTCTAGATTTTCCGCCATTATCATATAGATTTCCTCCCATTTCGTGCTCTACTTTTTTAGCTTTGCCTTTAATGCTAACTTTTTGATTGCCAGGAGTTTTTGCAAATTCTCCTGATGCGTGTCCGTATGCTAACCATTTTTGGTAAGCTCCTTTAGATTTAAAATTCATAGCTCCACCAGATTTAAAAGTAGTAGAATCATCTTCTGCTAAAGTACTTGTCGTAGGTACTTTTCCTGAAGATTTCATTCCTTGTAGACCTTGATTTAATATTTCTTTTCCTTCAATTAATGCAGGTCTAGATGCTCCTATAGCTCCTATCGGCATTAATGTAAAATCTTCAACAGCAGGACGAGGTAATAAATGTTCTGCTGGATTTACTAAATTAGGATCTTTTACTAAAGTTTGTAATTCAGGATTAGATTTAAATATATCTAAATTCTGATAACCTTCTGGATTAGCTGCAACTTCTCTTAAACCTTGTAATGTTTCATCAGAATATCCACTTAATTTTCCTGATGCAATTAAACTATCTACATCTGCAATTGTTGGGATACTTCGTTGTCTAGCAATTAATCCCGCTCCTTCTGGTTTTATATTAGCTAAACTTTTTCCTGCAGCAGCGGCTTTTGTTTGCGGCACTCGATGTACAAATATTTGTTCTTGTCCTTTAGCATAATTAAAGGCATCAGGATTATCTTTCAAACTACTATAATATCTATTTCTTGTAGGACTTAAAGTTCCTTCAGCTACTGCTTTTTCATATGCAGCAAGATCTTCTACAGTTTTAAAATTAACTAAATCGTCTCTTTTAAATATGTCTGATATAGAAGCTTTTCCTGTAGCAACATTTCCGAGTCCTAATCTTTGTGATTGTCTAGCAGCTTCTCTAGCTCCTGATAAAGCTCCTAATCCTACAGGTACTCCAAGGTTTAATCCTGCATTTAAAAGTTCGGCATTACGAGTCTCAGTATCTCCTTGCCTCTGTGCTTCTACAGCATTTGTAAGATTGCCTACTCCTTGTGCCCCAAAATATATATCAGCAGCATTTCCTGCTGTAAGTCCTGAACCTAAAATCTCTGTTCCTGCTAAACCTGCTAAACCTTCTAATGCAGCAGGTACAGCACTAGCACCAAGAGGAAGCGCCCACATCCAATCTGTAGATTCTACTGGTGCATCATTATAGTTATTCCAAGCATTAGCTTGTTGCCCTGGAGTAGCAAACTTTTGTTCTTCTTTTGCTATTAATAAATCTCTTTGAGCATCTTCAATAGAATTAAACATTCCTTGTTTAACTAAAGCTTCAGCATTACTTTGTAATTCAGGAGTAATAAATTGTGCAAGTTGATTAGCATCCATAGATTTATACATAAATCCTGGATCTTTAACATTTTTAACAGCAATACTTCTATCAATATTTTGAGAATATTGATTTAAGTTTTCTGCTTGCATTGTATTTTTAGCTACATTCTGAAGTGTTTCGCTAGGAGCAGTAGGTTGTAACAACGGGTTATAATTCTTTGTCCTTGGTTGCACTACTGCTTGCTTATTTAACAACGCTGTTCTTTTACCTGATGGATCATTAACAGGAATAAAACCGTTAGTACCTGGCGCACTTATAAACCACTTATTATTTACTTTTTTATATTGAGCATCGGGTCTTCCTGCGTAGGTGTAAATAGGACCACCTAGATCATAAGTGTTAGCATTGATTTTCTTTTCTTGAGCTAACATTGCTTTAGTAGGTTTTTTACCAGAACCTTTATTTGCTCTAATATTATCCCATAGACCTCTTTGAGAATAACTACCGTCAGCACGTTTTAGCATTCCACCTTTTGCAAAATTTATAGGGCCTTCTGTGTTTCTTAAAAAAGTTTGTTCTTCAGGACTTGCAATAGATTCATTATATGTAGCAATATTTCTACCATACATATTAGTAATAGGTCTATACCCAATCTTTCTATCTTCATCTACAGCGTGTTGAAATGTTTGGTGCGCAGGAGATTTTAAATATTCTCCCGTATTACTATTAATACTATATGCATGGTAATATCCATCATTTTGCTTTGGTTGACTATAATCAAATACCGATGGCCTACCCTCAGAATCCCAATATCCTCTTATATCATAAGTAACATCATCTGTTTGTAGATTTTCAGGTAAAGTATTATAAAACTTTTTAAAAGCTTTTTCTTCTGCAGAATTTAATTTTGTTAAAGGTCCTCCGTTAACATAAGCATAACCTTTGCTAGGGTAATTGAGATCTTTGCCTTCTCCTTCTAACTGTGGAGTATTAGACATAGATAAAACACTTCCACCGTATTTATAAGGTGCAGGATATTGTCCTGATGTAGAAGCATAGATGCTATCTTTTAATCCTCTACCGCCTTGTCTAAAACTATCTTCTGGTAAAGAATAACCACGGTCAAAATATCCACCGTCTCTAAACATACTTCCTAATGCAGAAGCATAAGTGCTGTTTAGTAACTTTCCTGTTTCATTATCTCTATCATGGAGTGGTCCTCCGTCTGCGTAATAGTTTCCTAGATCTGATGCAAAGAAACTATTAGGATAAGGTTGCGCTAAAAGCTCTCCACCATTTTCAAACGGTAAAGCTGTAGTATCTCGATATACAGGTATTCCTTTTGATTTATAAGGATGTGGAATATTTTTAGGCTTCTTCTTCATTAGAATATTTGGACATCATAGTAAGACATTAATTTGTTGCAAATAATCTCTTTGTTATACGAGTTATCAAAGTATAAAGTTACAATAAAATACGTACTACGCAAACGATCTTTTTGACTAGTGCTAATTTGGTTTCTAGGTATTTTAACGCGCCATTTATCAAATTTACGTTTTAATCTATTTGAGGAGTAAAGTATCTTACCTGTATCTTGATATTCTGTTTGAACCCTAAAAGCTGTAATAGTTTGTGTACGATCTATTACTTTAGCATCATTTCTTACAACAGAATTATATTCTAAAGTTCTAAGAACTTTATTGAAATCTGCATTAGGATTAACTACCATTGTAATGTAAGCCTCTTGTACTTCTCCATAAAATTCTCCCCAATTTCCTATATTATGGGTATATACAACGTCTTGATTTTCTGGATCAGGGGACATTAATATATCTCCATTTTCTAAATAAATTGTAGGGGTTGCAGAATAATGAGAAGAAAATTGTTGTAGTAAGTCATCATAAACAATACTAGCATTAAAAAATCTATCTTCTTCAGGATTTACTTCTCTAGAATTTCCTATAATAGTAAATAAAATAGTTAAAGGATCGCTACCTGTAGTAAATTCTGTTTCTACTAAATAATATGTATCTGTAGATTCTACAAAAATTATATCTCCTGGATAATAAGTAGTTCTTACTAAAGGAAGTAAATAAGTTCCTGTGCCTCTAAATGTAAAAATTATTTCATCATTAACTTTATCTCTTCCTATTGTAATACCTCTAGATAAAATGGGATTATCACCTCCATTTTCTTTTCTCCAAAATATAGCATCAGGTAAAAATTTAAGCCAACTGTGAATACCTTTAAGTTCGGAAATAGGAACATTACCATCTTCTATTTTTCCTCTTAAAAATATTTTTCTGTGAATTGCATCAAAGAAATATATTCCGTTGTCTGTAGTTTTTACTCCCCACTGATGAATAGCTCCGTGCTCTTTAGAATAATATTGATGCTTACCGAATCCTTGACCTGTACCCAACTCTGTAGGAACTCCATCAGCAGTAGTAGTAATAGCGGCTCGGTTAATAGCGTAGACTCCTACTGCTTTATCCTGAATAAAATGTATTAAGTCTTTCCAGTTAACTATTTTATTTATAGGGCCGTAGTCATCAATATCATAGTAATTGTTAATTCCAAATTGTGTCCACGAATCTATTAGTTCATTGTTAATCTTAACATTAGAAAGATATGCTCGAACATCGTTGATAATACAATCTCCTTGTTCTTCTGGTTTAACTACATATACAATCTCTCTATTTTCTTGCGAAGCAATTGTCATATAATCATACATTCGCAATGAAGGAGCAATTGTATAAGAGTTTCCGTTTTCTTGTTTTAATAAAGCGTACTCACCTGTATTCCAAGTAAATTTAGCTTGAGTTTTTAAAGTAGCTCCTGTTGCTAAATCTAAATTAAAATGACATTCTATAGGATAAAGTTCAGTGACACTATTAGTTTTTCTGTATAAATCATTTCCGTCAGATCCTTTAAAATAAAAATCTTTTTCAAGTTCGGCAAGTCCTGCTTGGAAAGTAAACATTCCTATAAAAGTATCTCCACCATAAACTATTGGGCTTGGGGGTGTAAGAGCATTTATTTCTATCACTGGAGATGCTATCATAAATTTGTTAATCTCTAAAGCATTTTGAGAATAACCGTCGTAAACTTCTGCTCTAGGAATTACTATATCTATAATAGGAGTACATTGACTGTGTATTCCTAAATTAGGTGCAAATGTTAAAGGATTAGCTACATCTGTTCCTCCAGAAAGTCCTCCATTTAATACATTAGGAGATCTAAAATAATTATACATTTGAGAAGGTAACCCTGTTATAGCTAAACCTGTTAATGGGTCAATGTTGATATAAGTCATATTACCTATTACTCCTGATCCTGATTTATAAATCTCAGGAGTAGTTGTACTAGCACTTCCTTGTGGGTTATTTAAATGAGCAGCAGCATTTAAAAAGTCGTCTATTACATAATAGTTTCTCATATAATAGCTGTCATAATTACTAGTAACTTTTTCTTTATAATCACTAGTGTATGGCATAGCCATAAAAACAGCATTCTTAAACTTTTTAATCTGATGCACAGGAGATGAAGATACTACAGGAAAAGTATTTCTAACAGTTGTTCCCCACTCTTGACAGTTATCTGCTAAATCTATACCATTAAGATCTATATTTCCTCCACCTAATTGAGTTCGGCCGTTATATCCATAAGCACCAACAATTAATAATGAACTGTTAGTAGCAATTGATGGGACTAATACTTGGGTGTTTTGTGTACCATAAGATAATTCTGGAGAATAGAATCCTATGTAATCTCCTTTTAAATAATAATCTCCAAGAGGAGATACTTGAATTTGAGTAACACTTGGCGAAGGGGGAGTAGCATCTACATCATGGTCTGTAAGTGTAGTAAAAGCTGCGTTAAGATTTCCTGAAGATCCCGCATAAGGAAATAAATGTAATGCTCTACCGTTAGTAACTCCTTCTGGAATACGTAAATCAAAGTTTACTCCTGATGCTGGATTTACTACAGGAGCTCTCCAAAATGTTTTTAGTACTCCTTGTGCTAAACGATGGCGATCCGACTCTTCTCTTTTTACCCTTACTACTTGGTAGCTAGTAACTTTGTTTAATAAAGATGCACAAGAAGTAAGGTCTATACTAAATTCTATTCCTAAACTAAGTCCTATAGTATTAAATTGAAAAGGAACACCTGCATTTTCTTCTAATGCTGTAGGATAGTAATAATAATCTACTCCGTCTACTGTGCAAGTAACTTCATCGTTAACATCACTTAAATCTGGAAACTTAATATCTCCAATGTACTCTACATAAGTAGCCTCACCTTTGTTAGTATAAAATACTATACCAAAACGATAAACTTCTCCTCTTTTATATCCTCTTAATAATCCTGACAAAAATGGTGAAGCAAAACTAGGAAAAGTCGTATTAGTATAATCTCCGTATCCGTCGTTTAAATTATGAAGAGGAAAATCTGGAATATTAGATACGTTTCCAAAACCTGCTGTAGGATTATTACCGTCGATAGTCATACGTTCTAGATGAAACTTATAACTAATGTTAGGCCCGTCTCCTCCTAATGTAGTACCGTTAGCTTTATATTTATATTGAAGATTAGTATGCCAATTAGGATCCCATTGAGCATCTGTGTTGTATCCCCTAGTTGCCGAAGCTACACTGCTTACATTAAAAGCATTTTTTAAATTATTAGCTAAAGTACCTGGAGTAAATGGCGGAGAAACAATTCCTCCTACATTTCTATATCTTCTAGTTTTAGCATCAAAAGTTTCACCAGGTTCTAATAAATCTTGCACACTAACTATTGAGCCTTTTATGTTAGCAATAACTAATGAAGCATCTTTTTGAGTTAATGTTTTTGCAGTTTTAAAAGGATAAGATTTAGTAGTAAAAGTTAAAAGTTCTATTGGAAATTCTTGTCCTTCTACTCCTGTATAAGTAAAAGTAATTTCTGGTAAATTATTAATATTAGTTTCTTCTGCTAAAGTTACTTCTGGTACAGGATTTAAAGAACTACCGTTTGGATATCTAACTACAATAAGTTGTATTGTTTCATACTGTCCGTAATTACTAGTATCGATTGTAACCTCAATAGATTTACTAGTATTTTCATCTAGTAAATCTGATCCAAAATAATTAGCAGATTGTGTTAAAGTTTCACTTGCAGGTACTATGTGAAACAAATTACTTGGAGGAGAAACAAGAGTTTCTTTACCATCTACAGTAACAAGTCTGTAAGCTACTTGGTATGTTCCTGCTAACATAGATCCCCCACCTGTTACTACTTTTAATAACGGTTGAGTATATTCAATATCGGGAAAAATATCTAATAATCCAGGAACAATATTAGGAAGATTAGGATCTACAATATTAATAGTTCTTAAAAAATTATTGTAATCTGTCCAATATACTCTTTGTTTACAGTCTGATTCATAATGACCAATTGCTTCTATTGGCCATTCTTTGTTAAACATTAGTATATTACTATAATAAACTAAACTTGGGTATCCAGGTAAAATTTCTAAAGTTGCTTCGTCATACTCTACTTCATAAATCCAACCGTTTGATCCTGAATCATCTGCTACAAAAAATACTATTTTATTTCTAATTGTAGTATATCCAATAATTGCTACTGTTCCTACAGCAGACCAAGTTCCAAAAGGATCACCTTCTTCAGATTCTGTAGGAATAGTAAATGCTTCAGTGTTACCTTTAATATTTGTCCAAGACCCCATAGATTCTCCACGATCTGTAGAAATTCTAATGTCGTTAGCATCTATATAAAAATTAGGTTGAATTACGTCTCTACCTGCATCTTTATTGAGTCCTGAATAATTATTTATATGTCTTTCCATATTATACTGATGTAGCGCCTCCTGCAGTAGGATTTGACATTACGCTTGTAGCATTAATTGTAGATACTAATCCTAAAGTTGCTTTAGGTCTAAATTTACGAAGTTCTGGAAGTTGCATATTAGCAAAGAAACTTGCGTGATCCTGTAACTGCGGAATAGTACGTACAGTTGCATTTTTTACTGTTTCTGCTTCATCTACACCGTTCCATTGTTTAGCATGGTTAACTGCTTGAGCAAAATACCAATCACGATCTCTTTCTATAATTTGATATTTGTCTCCTGCAAGCTCGTTACGTATCCAAAGTTTTCTTGCAATTTTATGTGCAATATAATGAGCCCCTGCTTCTAACCATTGTTGTTCTGCAGGAATAGTAGGATAGCCACACTCGTCAGTTGGAATAGCGGAATAACTCATTGCGATAATACCGTGATTTTGCGAAGTAAAAATATATCCTTGTCCTACTGTATAAGTATTTCTAGATTCTGAAGTATAATCACGATTATCTAGATGATAACGTTTGTGAAAATAATCAGTCTTCCAACGCATTGGAACCATACGGCCTTTTCCGCATTGTGCCTCTTCAATAGTTTCTACTCCTTCTATAGTTGCAGTTTGCCCTATTTTATAAAGATCAAAAGGAAGATCCGCTCTACCATCACATACTTCCATATAGGCAATTTTTTCTTCCATAGTCACACCTACATTAGTGTGTGCCATGAATTCTGCTAACCATTCTACTCCTTCTTCTTCGTTAATATCGTAGTTAAAGCCGAAATCCCTGATAGTTTTATCAAGGATTGTTTTATATGAAACGGTATGTCCAGCGTACATTATCCTAAACCATTAATTACTTTTTCTAATCTTTCAGCTAAAGAAGTTTTTTCTTCTAAAGGATCCTCTGTGTGTACAGATTTTTCTTCTGAATATTGCCACATTCCTTCAGCATCTTTAAATCGCTTACATACTTTTTTGATGTAACCGCCTTCAACTTTTTCTACTTTTACTTCTTCAGAAGAACCATCAGCAAATTCTTTTTTAATACACTTTGTTTCTGATTCTACTGCTTTGTTGTTACCAGGCATTTCTTTCATTTCGCCTAGTTCTACCATCATCATCTTATCCATAATAAAATACTTTTCTGTTAGGGTCTTTAACTATTTTAGCTATTAGTCTAGAGTATTGTCTAGACGGTTTAAACTTATAAAAATTTTTATACTTAAGAGCAGTGGTTATTTTATCCCAATGATGCTCATAAAATTCTTGTGATGTATGCTCGTTTTCGTGATAAATAACTGTTTTATCTTTTATCTCAGTTATTTGCTGACGATTTAAATCTGGATATTTATTATGCCAATGTGCCCAGGTTTTATGCCAATCAACTCTTAGTGTTTTAGATTTAATTCCTTCTTTATTAAAAAACACTAATTTTTTAGATCTTATTCTAAATTTTCCAACAGATGGTATTTTAATTTCTAATCCTGTTGTTACAATTTCTTCGCTAAATGTAGAAATTAAATCTTTTAAAAAAGCATTATAAACTACTTTATCTACTTTATTTTCTTTTGAATGTAGCAAATAATATTTCCAAAAGTCACTTTTTTTTACATTGCCTGTAACTTTTCCTTTTCCTCTTTGTAAATATGTTAGTTTATTTGACATTACTGTTGTTGTCTAGGAGATTGACTTGCTCTTTCATCTTCAGTATTATTAGCATCATCATATTTAAACATACCTTTTTGTATCAACTCTTGTAAAATAATAGGTTTAATATATGCCCAAAGCCACTGGTTAATTGGGTAAGGATCTGAAGGTTTCCAACAAGTACTATTAGTTTGGCAATTAACAAAGTTTCCTAATTCTGTAGGATCTTCAAATACTCCTCTAACTGTAATATATTTCATTAAATAGTGTGTAGTATCTTTACTAAACACATAAATATAATTATCATATAAAAAAGTATAAATTGATTTTTTAGTAGTCCTACCATTTCCTGCATAAGGAACTCTAGAATAATCTATAAGCAAAAATCTAGGTTTCATAATATCTGCAGGCCCTATAGATACAATTGCTTTTTTAAAAAATAATTCTAATGTATTTGGAATCTTTTCTTTAGTCCTAAGAACTTTACATCCTGAAGGCACACTTATACAACATTGTATAGGATCTACTTGCTCTAATTCTAAACAAGATAAATCTTGTATTACAAAAGGATCAATACTACGGTTTTTATTATACTCGTTTCTTAACCATAAAGATCTTTGAGCATTTATTAAATCTGTAAAGTATTCATATGAATAAGAAGACTCTACGGAATTAATCGCAAGAGCTTCATCAATTTGGCCATGAAGATCATCTAATGACAGCATAATAACAAATATACGATAAATTATTTAACGTCCTTGTCCTTTGTAAGATTTCTTATAGTTCTTAGAAGTCTTACTTTTAGACGTTTTAGTTTTAGCGTGTATACCAGGGCGAGAAACTTTAGTAACAACTCTCTCAGCAATACCTGCTCCTTTTGCTTTTGCCATGATTATCTATTTTTAATAGTAAAGTTTAAAATAGTAAGTAGATAAAACTCTCTAGATATATCCACTTCTATAGTAAAGAAATCAATTTTGCCAAGTCTAAATCTTATTGCAAACTTGTCCCATTGTTTATTCTTTACTTTCCATGTATTTCTAAAAATCATACTATATCGTTTGATTCGATTAATGTATAAGTAAACTTATTTCCGTGAATTGCTCTTGCTTTACGACAAATTGCCATAAACTCTTCAAAGTGTGCAGATTTCTTAAACACTTGGCATCCTTCGCTCCAATTTTCTACAAATGTAGAATCTGAACCTGCCTTGTGTATGTTAATTCCAAATAGACCTTCTTGTGTTCTATCTTCAGCATACACCATGTTACGGTCTGCATCACGGTAAACTTTTACAGGTTTGTTTTGTCCCAATGCTTCATATTTACCTGCGTGAAGTCTCATTATGTGAGAATCAATGTATTGACCTTCAACAAGTCTTGCAACTCCTGCTTTGTTACCAAACTTCATAACACCTTTAGTTCCTGGGTCAGTAGTCGCTGGCCAACAATGAAAGTGCTCTACACCATCAATAGTATAAGTTAAAGTTAAATGGTCATCAAATAGGTTAGTTACTTTTTGCCCTGTAGAAGAGTTACGTACTCCTATAATGTTAAGCATTAAGTCTTTACCTTCAAACCACTTGTAACCTTTAGATGCTACTGCGGTTTTTACTTGAGTTGCTGTGTATTTAGCAACAGCTGCTGGTTTAGAAGCTACAGGTTTACTATCTACAGTAATGCCCATCTTAGCTAGTGTAGCAGGACCTACTACTCCATCAGGAGTTAATCCGTTTTTAGTTTGCCAAGCTTTAACTGCTTCTTCTGTTTTAGGTCCAAAATTTCCTACTGGATCTACACCTAATACTACTTGAATCTTTTTAACAACCTCGTTGTTGTCTCCTCTTTTAAGTACCATAATTATCCTAATTCTTCGTTATTATTTTCTTCTTCATTATTTTGCTCTACTTTTTTCTTTAAGGACATAATTCGTCCCGCAGTAGTAATGCCAAATGCGCCAAGAGTTAAGATCATAAAACCGTCAAAAATAAATTCTTTGATGATTAATTCTTTGCTAAAAATTCCTGTAACAACATCAACAAGTAATACAGTTACCATAGCAAAAAAAGATATTACTCCTACAAATGCTTGCTCGTTTATGTTATTATCATCTGAAATTAATTCTCTAAAAAACTTTTTCATAATTTTTCTATTTAGGAGCCTTTACAATAATAGGTCTCTTTGGTTTAATAATATCGTTATACCATCTTTTTGGCGGTTCTTCTTTATTGTTGTTAGAATCAAATGGCTCTTCAAGTCTGTAGAAAAATATATCGCCTGTTATATCATCTTTTCTTACATAATAATAACTTAAATCAACAGCATATACAGCAGTATCTTTCCATGAATAATATATCCACGCTGTTTTTTTAGCCATATCTTCTAACCAATTTTCTAATAATTCAAGTTTTCTTGCAAGTGCTGTGTCATAAGTAAAATTACTTATTAGTGAATCTTGCAATAAAAGCATACGTTCTTTTACAATAAGTAAGCTATCTTTTTTTAAACTCTCTACGTTAAGAGAAGCTATTTTATTTTTTTGTGACTCAAAGATATTATTTATATCCTGAGCTTGTTTTTTAGTAAGGATAACAACTGAGTCTCCTTTAATTACCGTCTGAAGCGGGTAGTTTGATTGGCTGAAAATCAAACTGCTCACCAGTAGACTGCTTAAGATTAATATCCTTTTCATTTGCTAACTCTTTTTTTATATCTTGTACAAGTGTTTTAGTGCTGTCTAAATTGCTCATAACTTCTGTAACCATTTGTTCTAAGCCTTTTTTATCTTCTACTAATTTTTTATTTGCTGTTTTTAAAGAGTTAACATTTTTTTTAAGACCACTATTTTGTTTAGTAAGAGAACTATTTTCATTTGTAAGAACTTCATTTTTTTCTACAACTACAACATGACCATGTCCAGTAGAAAATACTTGTAAAACAATAAGCACTACAAAAGCTATAGCAGAACCTAATATGATTCTTTTATTCTTTTTCATTTCTTTTTGCTAAACAAGGTTAAAATAGTTTCTTTTAAACTTTTACTTTGCTCAGTACTTTCGTCTAACTTTTTTTCTAAATTGTCTCTGTACTCTCCTTCTAATTCTTCAACTCTTTGTCTGTAATCATCTTCACTTTTCATTAGTCTATTAAGAAAAATCCAACATAAATATCCTAATGCTAAAACAGCAAATCCTAAAATACCATATTGAGTTAGACTATCAAAAATTCCAAAAGACATGATTACTTATTTTTTCTAGTTTTTCTTTTTGGTTTAGCTTCTTGTTGTAATCTGTCTTTTTCCGCAAGATGCCTTTGAATAAATATCCATGCAACATATCCTAAAGCTAAAACAATTAACCCTATTGGACCATAGTTACTTAGCTCTGCAAATACTCCAAAATTTGGAGCACTTGTATTTATTGCTGTAGTATCCATAATTATTTTAATATTAACTGTTTAACAGCATCAGATAGTTCACTGACACTTCTTGCTAAACTTTTAATTTCTAATTGAGTTTGTTCTTGTATTGCTTGATACTTAAGCCTGTTTTCTTGTTCTACTAATTCTATCTTACCTTTAAGCTTTCCTTGCTCTTCAGTGTTTTTTCTCACATCGTTATGGACTATTTTTAAAAAATATCCAATAATTATAGTAGCAGTACCTAAAATAAAGGTAGTTATCTCAGCAGGGTTCATCTTTTAAATTGTTTAATGGTAAGGAATGTAAATACTAGGCTTATTGCTATAAAAAACCAAAGCCAAGGGAATTTTTTATTTTCTTGGCGCAATTTAGTTTTTTCAACTTTTTTATTTTGTTTATGTTGTTTTGTAGCAAATCGTTGGTTTACTTTATTTTGCTTAGTAGCATATTTTAAAGAATCGCGATACATTCTTGATATAACTTTTAGACTATCTTTAAATCTTTTATTATCAAACTTAGTTTGCCAACGAGTTTGAATAGTTACCTCTGGACAATTACAAGGAGTAGTAGTAGTAATATAGATAATCGAATCTTTTCCGTTTATCCCCTTAATTTTTAACGTATCTGTTTTTGAAACATAAACAGTATCGCAAGTTATTTTACCGCCTTTATCTTTAAATTTATTAAAATGGTATTCAGGAGAACATGATGTTAAATAGAACATTAAAAATCCTGAGAAAATTAACGTAATAAAAAGAATTAAAATATGACGTATATCAATGTTCATAAAAGCAAAAATACAGATAACTACTTATATAGATAAAAATTTTTTTTATATTTTACGTTTATTATAGAAAATTTATTATACAGGAAATCTATAACTATCTACATGGTTATATATCAAATCTGCTTTACGGTTACGGAGTGCTTTTATTTTAAGGATTCGTCCGCCTATTGGTTTAACGGGTGCGCCTCTTTCAACGTGCCATCCGTGTGTACCTTCACCGTATTCCTCTTTGTACGTTCCTGTGAGCATCAAGTGAATATACCGTTGGTTTAATCTGTAGCCAGTCTTTGCATGGTGGTCTAAAGTCTCTCTTACATCTGTACGTCCTGCGTTTTCGTGAATGTGACCCATTGTGAATACGTCCATGTTTTCGTACATTTCTAAGGCTCTAGTAAGATTCAATGCTCCTTTGGTAACTACACCACCTCCACCTGAACCGTGAAAGTGTTTAATTCTTGTTGTAAGTACAGCAGTAGAACCTTTTTGAGATACGTTTTTAACCACTATCCAACCACCGTAACCTGAAGTGTATACTTGTGAGTTATTTTTGTAGTTCAATAGATCTACAAATCTTTGTAGAATGTCAGTTTCTTGCCACTTGATTATCGCAGTCTCGTGGTTACCGTAACCGATTACTTTAATAATGTCTGCATACGGAGAAAACCATTCAGCAGCAGTTTCTACGATAGAGTCTAAATACCTAGCGTTGTTATGTTCAGGTAGGATGTCAGACTTGTTACCTCGCTTATCACCTTTGCCTTGCATTAAACAAAACAAATCCCCATTAATTATAACAGGGATGTCGTTCGCTTTGCAGTAGTCAAGATGTAGAGTAAGTTGTTCACGGTCACATTTTGGGTTATCCCAGTGTAAGTCGGATAACATTGCTATCTCAACTTCAGGCTTGTCAAATATGATTTCGTGAATGTTTTTAGAATGTTTTTTAACTTGCATTATAAAAGGTTTGTTAGTTATTAATTATTAGGTTTTTCATCAAACCAATACCACCCATCTACTGGGTAATCGTAGCTGTCTTTATCTTTTGACTTTAACTCATAATCTGATGAGTATACAAAGTTAGGAGCATACATCCATTCTCCTTCTTCGTTCTTTTTGTAAAATCCACATTCCATATTTACCCTATTATAGTCCAACCCCTAGATGTTACTATTAATCTATCTGCTGCTGTCAACCCTGCTGCTCCAGTAGCTCCAGTAATATTTATAGTCTTAGCCGTAACAGTACCTTGTGCTGCCATATCATTAAACAACTGTACTAACTGAGCAGTTGACATATTGGTATAAGAAACATTTATCTGAGGAGATGAGCCTGTCCATTGTCCTGCTGATGTATTTAATAATCTAACAGATTGAACGTCAGTTTTACCAATTGATAGTGTAGAAGTTGAATTTAAACCAAGCGTTGATAATGGAGCAGCAAAAGATATAGAAGTTAATCTATTGTTTGTATTAGCATTAGCAGCCGCTAATGGTGTAGCTGTTAAAGAACCTAGCCTGTTAAAGTTGGCTATAGTAGTTAAATTTTGACAATTTGCAAATATACCAGTCATACCAATTACAGAACTAAGTTGTGCAGCACCTGGGAAAACTACAGTTTTAAGTGAAGTACAGTTGAAAAAAATATTATTAAAGCTAGTAGCTGCTGTAGAAACAGTATTAGGTAACGTGACTGATTGTATTAGTCTACATCTAAAAAACATACCACCAAAATTTGTGCAAGCACTCATCGATGTCGGAAGTGTTACTGATGTTAAATCGTCACAGTCTACAAATAAATCACTTACTGTTGTAACAGCATTTAATGTGGAAGGAAATGTAACAGTTTTTAAAGTTCTACACACATTAAAAGTGCTACTTAATGCAGTCAAACTTGTCATGCTTGTAGGTAGGTTTATTGCTGTTAAATTTACACAACCGTTAAATGCAGAAGCTAAACTAGTTAATGAGTTTTGAGCACCTGGAGTCCAGTTTAATGTTTTTAATGAAACACAATTATTAAAAGTACTAGCTAGAGTTCCAATAGTTAAAGTAGAAGGTATAGTTGCCTCTTCTAATTTATAGCAGTTAACAAATGCACTACCTAAAGAAACTCCTGTAGTTGCTGTTGTAGGAAGTGTTATTTTTCTTAATGAATAACAATTTTGAAAAATAGTAGCAAATGTAGTACATGATGGTGTAGATGTAGGAAGTATGCAAGATGTTAAAGAAGAACATCCAAAAAATGTATTAGAAAAAGTACTTACATTTATATTAGATGGTAATACTATGCTTTTTAATTGAAAACAGTTAAAAAAAGATTGAGTAAAATCATATGTACTTGTAGGTGTAGCGGTTGCTGGAAAATATACATTTTGTAAGTTAAAACACTCACTAAATATTGAAGTAAAATTTATAGAGGCTACAGTTGGTAAGCTATTAAATTTAACCCATTCTAATTGCCAACAACCTGCAAAAGCACTTGAAAAACCAGCAATATTATTAATAGAAGGTAGTGTAATATTTCTTAAATTACGGCAGTTAAAAAAAGCGGTATTAAAATTTGTACAACTGTTCAATGATGTAGGAAAAGTAACTGTTCTTAAACTAGTACAACCACTAAATGCACTTCCTAAACCTGTAATACCAGTTGCATTAGATGGAAGTATAACCTCAAGTAAGTTAACGCAATCTTGAAAGGCACTATTTAAACTTGTTAAACTAGATGCTGATGTAGGCATTATTATTGTCGTTAACGCATTACATCCATTTACTATATTAGTAAGATTGCCCCAAGATACGGTAGCTGGTAGTTTTATGTACTGAAGTAGGTTAAATACACTGACAGAGCCGTTATTTAAAGGAGCTGACCAAAAAGAAGGAAAAGTAGATGGCACTGTACCATTGCCGTAGTATGCCTCTAGTATCCCACATGATTGAGCGCTAATTGTAACTCCAGATATAGGTATTGCAGATATTTGGCAACCACTTAAAACGGAAACACCAGTTCCTGTAAAATAAACTCTAATCTTAAACGTAGTATATCCTAAAGAACAAGGAGTACCTGTCCCTGGAGTATATGTTTTTGTAGATACAGTGAAACCTGTTGTTGTTACTGTTGTAGTTGTTGCATCTCCCCAATCAATGACTATATTCTGAGTCCCTGATGTTCTAGTAAATGCAGTTGTTATCTGACATGAAGCATCTCCTAAATCACAAATTAAAAACTGAACCTCATTGGCAGCATCTGTAATAACTGGCCAATCTACAGGCCTTACCCAATTAGATGGGCCTTCAACTCTACTAAAATAATTCTGTACAGGTAAATTAAATGCCATGATTAAATGGTTGGGAATATAGTTACTTCTCCTAAGATATTACTTTGAGGAGGAAACAATGAAAAGAAAGTACAACTACCTGATGCTACAGTCACTTGAGTTTGCATACCGCAAGTGGTTACTTCTAAATAGCTTGTGTTATCAGGTGTAAAATCAACCCTTGTATTTGTAGTTATATTGACATTTGAAAATGTATAAGTATAAAATCCACCAGACAACACCCAGCTTGCAGCAGTTAATGTCTGAGCCGTTAACTTTATAATAGATGAACTACCACCGCCATACTGCGGAATGTTCAACGTAGCACCTATTAAAGTAGCTGCGCCACTTGTTCCCGTTGTGGTTAATGTTAAAGTATTAGATATAGTTTGATTAGGATAAGCTCCTGTTATACTAATACCTGTTCCTGCTGTTGGATTATATTGTGCAGGAATAGTAGGGAATGTGGCTAAAGAACCGTCTCCTCTTATATATTGAACAGTAGTACCTGTAGGTATTGGAAAGTATAAAGAGTTATATGTGGGAATACCATTATTCCAAACTACTGATGGATTAGGATATGTTCCTGAAAGATCTCCTCCTGCAGGTCCCGTAGGAGATCCTCCGCCTCCTCCACTAATTGTTTTAATTTTACCGTCCTTACTTACAATTGTGATAGAAGACTCTCCAAAAGTATTACCGTCTTTATCTATTTTACTAATCATAAGATTACATTTCTGTAAGAACAATTAAATAAGTAGTTCCTGCAACAGAACTAGTTATTATTAATTTATCTTGAGGTTTTAGTGGATATTTTGTAGTATCAAATACAGTATCTCCAGCATCAAGATCTAATTTACATAAACTAATAGTATTTCTTGCTTCAGAATCGTATCGTTGTATATCAATAGAATATGCAATAGAATTATTAAACATTAAAGAATCTGTTTTATAACTCTTATTATTAAAAGCAGAAAATATTGTGTTATTTCCTACCGTTAATATTCCTTGTTTTACAACATTCATTATTACTCTCCTTTTTTAATTATCTACTTATTTCTTCCCAGTCTATTGATGCAAGAACATTACCTCCACCGCCACCAACATCAGAAGCAACCACAATAGTAAGTTCAAATGGTGTTGATGTTAATGCATTTCTTTCAAGCTGTGTTTTAAAAAGTGCTTCTTTAAGAATATCAACTTGAGTTGATCCTTGGTTTGACACACTAAAAAACCCACTTGCAAGTATTCTACCCCCTGTAAATGAGGATCCAGTTATATTGTAATCAACAGAAGACCCTCCTGGTGCTGGTAACCAACTACCTCCTGTAGTAGTTCCTGATGCTACTACCTGCCAATTATAATTACCTGCGCTAGTTGCTATTACAGAAATTGCAGTACATATTATTATACTATCTAATCGATTAGGTGATGTTTTAAGACGTAAACTTATTGTAGGATAAAATGTCCCTGCTACTGGTAAGTTTCTTGGAGTTGTTACAGGTATTCCAATAGCTTGTTGTAACCCGTTAAGTTGATATCCTCCTTCAGATAAAACCGTAGAGCATATCTGTTTCAAAGTACTAGCACCACTTGTATTTCCTGTATTTGTTATCTCATACCTTAGTGGTAATGATGCTGTTGTAATGTATGTACTAGTAATAATGTTAGCGTGATGAAACTTATGGCATACATAGAAGTTTCCGTTTATAACAAATCCTATTCTAACCGTACCTACGCCTAACCATTCCAAGTCCATAAATAGGATCTGTGCCTTTGTTAGATCCAGTGTAACACCACTAGGACCTGTCCCATTCATTTTATCTACGTTCCAACTTGCCTGTGCAACTGGAGTATTTATTACTGCTCCTGATACAAAACTTCTTTCAACAAAACTTACAGTACTATTGTTAAGTTCTAGATAGTATCCGTTATTTGATCCATAGTAACCAACTCTTTGTCTGAGGTTGGTTTTAGCGGAACTCATTACAAATGTTGAAAGTACAAGCAAACTCTTGCCAGGCTGATACGAGAACACTTTAGTTGTCTCTCTAACAACCTCAGAGCCTGATGCCGCTGTTACAGCTAAATCAACTAGTCCTTGAGCAGAGTTAAATGTAGCAGTACCACTTGTAGCAGTAGCTGTGGACCACAGTTCGTTATCATCAAATCTATGACTTGAATCAAATAATGTAAAAGGTTCACTTACTCTTAATCTTCCAAATGCATCTGCAAGCATAGGAAGATTAGTAAGAATATTAGAATTTGATGCTGCTATTGTAGATATGGTTGTACTCATGCTTCAAATGGGTTTGGAGTTGGCTTTGGCTCGTATGGAATCAAAGGAAGTTCTTTTACCCATAGAAACTCAGGAGTCACACATTGGTCTATTTCTTCTACTGAGATAATCCAATTATCGTTCAAGTCCTGAATAGGATTGAAATACGAATCCTCGTCATATAACTGACCTAATAATTCGTCTTTTTGTACTTCTGTTAATAGTCCTACTTGTATCATACGTTTCTAAAATTACTTAATATTTCCACAAAAGTTTCGTGAGGATAAGCTCCTTTGGCTTTATTTGTCCATACGCAAACAAAATGGACATTTCCTTCAACATAACCTAATTCGCTATCTATTCTATCTAAAGAAACAAGATAGGGACTTGAAGTCATATCTCTTTTTTCATTATAAGTTCTTGGGCAAAGCATATTCATATTAGTATATGCACACTTAAAATCTTGTTGCTCTAACAATTCTTGCAGATATTCAATACTTACTTCAAAAGGATAATTTCTTGATTTAGCATTTGCCCTCCATCTACCAAATAAAGCATTATGAATATTTTTTGTCCCTCCTTTATTACAATTTCTTGGTTGCCTTTTTCCGCTTGCCCATACTTTTTTAGTTATACTTCCTGAGCCTACTTCTCTATTTACATTATTCCTGTCAAGAATCATTCTTACTTTTTCAGCACCTATCTTGTATTTTTTACCTAATGCTGTTTGAGTGGCTCCATTTAAATAATCATTGCACAAATCATCTTCAAAAGAAAATCTTAATAGATTAATATTTTTATACATTTCAGTCTTGCCAAGTATAGCAATGCCGTGCATTTTTAAAACTCTCCTTACTCTATCAGTTGTTGCATTCAAATCCTTTGCAATTTCATGCATAGGTTTTTTACCATAGTTTGACTTTATATAATCAACATCTAATGGCTTCATATTATTCCATCTTCCCATTAAACAAATATACAACAATGTAAGCATATTATCAAGGGATTTGGCGATTTAAACTCGTTTGAAATGCTTGTACAGCCGTGTAAAAATTAGCTGCTTCGGTGTCGGTTAAGCCGTCTGAAATGTATTGAAATGCTCTTTCTCTGTTTGAAAAATTTGTAGCTGTTCCGTTGTTATTTCTTGCAGCAATGTAATAGTTAATAAGAACATTTGTTGATAAATTAATTATACTATTAGACCATGTATTTGTTAAAACACCATTTCTAAATCTTTTTAATTGATTAGATGCTTGATTCAACGAATGCAATCCTCTTGTGTCTCCACCTAAAAAAGAAAATTCACCACCTCCATATCTTAGGTAGCCGTTTGTATCTAATCTTGGATAATCGTAAATATTTCCAGGACCTTGATTTACACCGAATTCATTACCGCTAATACTATTTGTTCTCAAATAATATCCCCAATTAAAATTTGTATAATCTGAATTTGATGGTTGAAATTTAGTATCAGCAAAAGCATTTGTACCATTCGGCAATGCCCCGTTAGCTGAATGTGTCCACCCTCCATTAAACACTAACCTAAACGCCGCATCAGTGTCAAGTGGATTTTTCAAGTTGAACTTATGCTGACTAGCTGTACCTCCAACAAACGGATACAACGCTTTCATCTTTGACCATACTCCGTAACCTTTCAAGTCAGTAACAAGCGTGTTAATAG